GTGTAACTGCCCGGTGTAACGTCAGTTAGTGTAGTGGTGCCTGTGAATATCTTACTGTTACCAGTGGAGAAGATTACCTTGTCACCACTGTAGTCCACAAACTCAAATATAGTCTCTACGCCAATACTGGAACCCAGTGGTGTTGCTGAGCTAGTCAGCTTGTTAATGCCTTTACGTGCTGCAATACGTCCGTACTTGTCAATGACTGCATTCTGTGCTATGGAAGCAAAGGACGGGTCTTGACCCACTGGAGAGTCCTGAGTGTTTAACCCACGAAACCCCGGCGCACCAATGTATATGTTCTGACGTTGCTCAGCCATTATGGGACTCTAAAAATAAATTCTTCAGGGTTCTTATATGCGTCTAGCGCAATCTCGTCTGATAAATGACGGTCTGCAATGGCAAAGTAATCTTGTGCAGTCGTGCCGCCTGTCTCTCCGCGCTCTCTTGCCAATAAAGCAACTGCGATATGAACGATAGGATTAGCAGGCAATGCAGTTGTATCTGTATCATTGCTTAGTGCGCTTTCCCTAGCTATTAAGTCAAAACGTAAAGAGTATGTACCGTCCGGTGTAGGGTACAATGTAACTTGTGTATCGTCTGAACTATCTACACCTGAGTAAGTAAAGTATGACGGTGCACCGCTAGTAGACCCAGCGTTGTATACTGCATTGTTTACCCATGTTGGTGTTTGATAGGTAACAAAGAAATTAGAAGTATCGTTAATGACACTGTATATTTTAACACGTTCTCCAGCGTTTGTCAAGCTATATTCTGAAGTTCCTGAAGATGTTGTGACAACTACTGTAGTCCTAAGTGTAGACCAATCATGTGCATTCTCTACCTGTGTCTTTGCGTCATTTACAAAGTCACCTACCATCTTAGAGTACGCTGTGTTAGCTACTGCGGACACCTCGTCTTCACGTAAGCGTCTAAGTACGCTGTTCACTAATGTTAAGTATTGTGTACTCATTATCTTCCTGTTCCATATAATCTTTGTAACACTGCATCACTAAACATAGAATCATTGTATCCTTCGTTTAGTCTTCCACGTACTGTTTCAGGGGATAATGCAGAGAAACCTCTAAGGTTTCTTATTTGGTCTGCTACAGAAGAAGCGTAGTCTAGTACAGGCTCGTAGTCCCCATACTGTGTTGCTCTTTGTACTTCTTCAGGAGCTTGGTACATAGGCTTAAACTCTAGGTCTTCAAACATTGTACGTGTTACTTTTCCGGGAGTTAACATACCCAGAGCTAATCCTGATGCTAAGCCAAGCCCTGTGCCAACACCAGCGCCTTCTCCACGCCCTTGTCCTAGACCTTCACCAAAGCCTTCTTCTTTTCCTGCGGCTCCTGCGGCGGCTGCCGCGGCTTCTCCTGCTGCTACTGCTGCCGCTGTGTCAGCCTTGCCTTTGGCTGTTGCTGCTGCCGTTGCAGCTTCTCCTGCCGATGTAGCTGCTGCTACCTCTGCTTGACCTTGAGCCACTGCACTGGCCACCGCAGCTTCTCCAGCAGCTACTGCGTCCGCTACAGCAGCTTGTCCTGCTGCCACTGCGTCTGCTGCCTTAGTCTCACCAGCAGCTATAGCGTTTTGTAAAGTTTCTTCTGCTTCAGCTTTTGTAGCTTCTAATGTTGCTTCTGCGTTAGCCATTGCATCAGCTAGCTTTTGGTCTCCATCAGCAATAGCTTTGTCTTTAGCTGCGCTAACCTCAGTAATTTTAGTTTCTAAAGTAGATACAGTACCTGTCAGTGTGTTTACTGAAGTTGTCAAGCCTTCTATGTCAGACTCTTTTGCTTGTGTTATTTCTTGTTGTTCTTGTAGCGCAGTCTGAGTTGACTCAAGTGTAGTTCGTAAGTCTGATGCAGTGCTTTCTAAGTTAGATACTAAATTAGTTAAGTCTATAACCTCTTGTTCACTACCAGCAAGTTCTTGTTCTGTTTGTTCTACAGTAGATTGTAAACCTTCTATTGTAGACTCAAAACCTGTTTTTTCAAAAGAAAAATCTGACTGTAGTTCTGCTAGTGCTTCTTTAACAGCGGTATCTACGTCTTCTTGAGTAAACTGTGTAGTATCTTCAGGTAGCGCATCTAAAGCTGTTTGTACGGCTGTGTCTATGTCATCTTGATTAAAAGGTGTTACGTCTTCAGGTATAGAGGATAAAGCGTCGGTTACAGCTTTGTCTACATCGTCTTGATTAAAAGGTGTAGTGTCTTCAGGAAGGTTGTCTTGGAATACCTTATAAGCCCCTGCTAACGCAACATCAGAGTCTAGTTGAGCATCTGCTAATGCGTCGGAGACTGCTTTATCTAAATCTTCTTGACTGTATTCTGTAGTGTCTGCGGGAAGATTGTCAATAGCTTCTTGTGTAGCTGCGGCTGCTTGCGCTTGTGTTAGTAAGCCTTCAGTTGCGCTTGACACTGCTTCAGCTATCTGTGCGTCTACTTGTTCCTGTGTAAACGTAGGTGCTACTGCTTCTGCTGCTTCTGCTGCTTCTGCTGAAGTACCGCCGCCTGTTACTTCTTCTGTTGTTACTGTTGGTATCTGCGCACCAGCTAAAGGATTAACAGTTGTAAACAAACCGTCTTCTTCTAAACTTTCGGCGGCGGCTATTGCTGCTAAAACAGGGTCAGTGTAATCGTCTGTTGTTTTTTCTGCATCTTGTGCTGTATCTACGGCACTCTTGACTGCTAACGCACTAGTAAGCATATTGAGAGGGCCAGCAAATCCTCCCGTAGCGCCATCTGCTGCTGTTGATGCTGCAGTGCCTGTTCCTGTTCCTGCTTCTGCTCCTGTTGGTAGTCCTGTTGCTGAAAGGGCTGCGGATGTAAGACCTCCCATAACTTTAGCAATCATAACAGCCTTGCCTATTTCAGCAAGAGTCCTTACGCCAGTTTTAAAGTCACTTTCTTTAACTTCGTATGTTCTTAGCTCACCAAAGCTAAAAGGGTCATACAAATACTGTCCTGTGCTGTCAGCAAAAAGAGGATTAACACCATACTGGCCTAAAAGCTTCTGTACTTCAGGGTCTTGTGTGTACGCAGTGTACAGGGCCTGCTCGTAATTTGCACCTGTAGTCGCCTGTATTTGAGGTACTTTGTCAAGCAGTAATGTTCTTATTTCGTTCTGAAAGCCACCAAGGTCTTCTTGAGCAGTCGCTGTAAATCTGTTTAATTTACCTGTAAAGTCGCCTTGGTCTTGTGAAAGTTCAGGAGTGTAGTCTGTGGTAGACGCTGCGTAATCTTCTGCACTTACAACGTTTGACAGTGCAGTTGCGGGTATATTCATCCCTGCACCAGCAGCAGCAGATACACCGCCCATACCTGCGGCTTCAGAGCCAAAGGTATCAGCAAAGGGGTCTAACCCTGAAGTTTTTTCTGACTCTTTAAGACCTAAGTCATAGTAAGCACTTACTTCGTCTGGGTCATCTGTGGTTGCTCCAGAAGCTAGTACGTCTTTGTATGCGTCAGTGATAGAACCTAGCTGTCCTCCTGTGTACAGAAGATTAGAAGCTAGTGGAGGTGTGACTCCTGCTTGTTCTTCTTGTTCTTGTTCTTCCTGAGTATCTTTTGAGGTAGGGCCACCATAGCTCGCAGGAATTACCTCTTGAGTAGGTTCTACAAGCAAAGGATTTGCTAAGGGTAGCATAGAAGGCCCACCGTAACTTGCAGGAATTACCTCTTGAGTAGGTGCTACGAGAAAAGGATTTGGTGTGGGTGCTATTGAAGGCCCACTATATATCTTAGGGACTTCTACTTTAGAAGGTTCTGCACTTGCAGGCTCTGGTGTAGGGGTTTCCTGTTGTTCAGGAAGCATAACACCGCCCATGAAGCCGGGAGGTAAGTCAAACTCTGACTCAAAGGGGTTACCAAAGAAGAATTGTTCTACTCTCATTTGCCACCCCAGCTAGACAAGGTTTTGATACCAAAGCTGGCAGCTATAGCGCCACCAAGGAATGCTTTGTAGTAGTCCGGCATTGTAGACAAGACAGTGAACCCCTGCTCAACGT